TGAACTTAGAAGTTATGTATCCTAAGTCAGCTAACGTAATTGATTATGATAAAGCACAAATAGTATTTCACGGGACATTAGAATATGATGAAAGTGGAACAGCTATAGGACAACCAAAAGGTTCTGCTAGTATTTTAGCTGGTATGATTAAACAAGTTAATCAAGATGTACAAAAACATTATAACATTGGTAAACCCCAATTTTTAGAAGTACCAAAAGTACAAGACTTTGGTAAAAAGAAAAAAGTATATTTGAATAAATTAAAAAAGTTACAAAATCAGTATAAATTAAAGGACAATGATACATTATCTAAGTATCATCAGTCATTTTGGGAAGAATTTATTTTTAATGCTTCAAAACAACACAATTATAAGATATCAAATCGTATTTTAGTTAACTTAACTAAGAGATGGGCGTTCTTTGATAAGTCATATAAGATACCAACGATTAAAAAAGATATTAAGAATGAAAAGTTTTTAGATTGGGTTTTATCATTTGATAAGAATGACCATAAAAAATGGGTAAAAGAGAATATGAAACCATTTGAAGTATTATTCTTTGATGTTGGTTCTGAGATATTAAAAAACATCGGTGGTTATTTAGCGGCATCACCTGATAAAGCAGTACAGAAGATACGAAAAGATGTAATTAGTGCAATTAGTAAAGTAAAAAGTGGTGGAGATATAAAAAAGATACAAACTTTAAAGTTACAATTAGACAAATTAAATAAAATAGGTGGATTAGACGCAATAGTTCCAAGTGAAGGTATAGTGTTTAAGTATAAAGGTAAAACATATAAGTTTACTGGTGCTTTCGCTCCAGTTAATCAGATATTAGGTTTATTAAATTTTTAGGAGTTATATATGAGTAGAAGTAGAGAAAACGTAAGACAAAATAAGGCAATGCAATCAATTTTACGAGGTGAAACACCAGAGAAAAGAATATTTGTCAGTAAAGTAGATAAAGAATTTCAAGAGAAAATAAAGTTAGAAAAAGAAATTGAGAAAAAAAGAATTGATGAAAAATTTGAAGCTACAAAAGAAGCTAGAATGCCGTGGTTTTGTGGAGAATGTAAAAAAATTATGAAAAGACGTTTGGACGAAAAAATGTGGTATCTTTATCAACATTGTTTTGAATGTCAAATAGAGGTGGAAAATAAATTAAGAATAAATGGTGAGTATGATAAATGGTCTCAACAAAAAATAATTGCAAATAAACTATCTTGGATACAAGAACAAAAACAACAATTAGAAGAATTTAAAAATCAAAAAGAACCAGAAGTGTATAATCAAGTTCACCCAGATGGTCACACTATTGAAAAAGAAAAATGGAATACTAATTTTGAAAAACTTAAAGAACAAACTGATGAAGCGATAAAACACCTTCAAAAAATAGAGGATTCTTTATTATAATATATTTATATACAGGACAATAATAATTTTTATTAAGGAGAAAATAGATGGCAACTTTAACAAGTGGTGCACACGGTAGAACAAACCAATCAGGCACTTCAGAACGTACTGTAGCTACGGTACAAGATTCGGCTAAATTTAGTAGAATTGTAACATTTACTGGTTCTGGTAGTGGTGTACCACCACAACTACATTTAACTGGTTCAAATGATAACTCAGCTGGTTTTATAGTAGAATCTGCTGGAAATACAGTCATTACACCAACTGAGGGTGATGCTATAGCGGCCTCAGCTTTAACAGCTAAAACACTTTATGAAATAGGTGTTAGGGTAGTAAGTGGAAGTGGTACTATTCACGTAGTTTTTTAAAATGGAACGAAATTCACAAGGACAACTTAAAGATGTAATTAAACAAGAATATGTAAAATGTGCGGCAGACCCCGTTTATTTCTTGAAAAAATATTGTTTAATACAACATCCAATACGAGGTAAGATACCGTTTAATTTGTATGATTTTCAAGAAAAAACAGTTGAAGATTTTGTACAAAGTAGATTTAACATTATCTTAAAAGCTCGTCAGTTAGGTATTAGTACTTTGACTGCTGGGTACTCTTTGTGGATGATGACTTTTCATGCAGATAAAAACATTTTGGTAATTGCTACAAAACAAGAAATAGCAAAGAATTTGGTAACTAAAGTTCGTGTGATGCACGCAAATCTACCAAGTTGGTTAAAACAGAAATGTGTTGAAGATAATAAGTTAAGTTTAAGATACAAAAATGGTTCTCAAGTAAAAGCTGTAGCTAGTGGTGAAGAAGCTGGTCGTTCAGAAGCGTTATCATTATTAATACTTGATGAAGCCGCGTTTATTGATAGGATTGATGGTATATGGGCAGCTGCCTCACAGACGTTATCAACTGGTGGACAATGTATTGCACTTTCTACACCGAATGGTGTTGGTAATTGGTTTCATAAAACTTGGATGGACGCTGAAGATGGTTTAAATGATTTTAAATTTACAAAACTACATTGGACGGTTCATCCAGAACGAGGACAAGAGTGGAGAGATGAACAAGATGCTTTATTAGGGCCTTCATTAGCCGCTCAAGAATGTGATTGTGACTTTATTACTTCTGGTCAATCAGTAGTAGATGGTGTAATCTTAGAAGAATATAGAAATACACAAGTTAAAGACCCAATTGAAAAAAGAGGTATAGATTCAAATATTTGGATATGGGAGCCACCAAATTACACAAAAGATTATGTAGTATGTGCTGACGTTAGTAGAGGAGATGCAACAGATTATTCCGCATTTCATATTTTAGACGTAGAAAGTTTAGAACAAGTAGCTGAATATAAAGGTAGAATATCCACAAGAGATTATGGTAATATGTTAGTTAATATTTCTACTGAATATAATAATGCATTACTTGTTATTGAGAATAACAACATTGGTTGGGCTACAATCCAACAAGTGATTGATAGGGAATATGAAAACCTATTTTATATGAGTAAAGATTTACAGGTAGTTGATGTTCATAGACAAATTAATAATAAAATTAATAGAACTGAACAACAACTTATACCAGGATTTACATTAACTTCTAAGACAAGACCATTAGTTGTGTCTAAGTTAGAAGAATTTTTTAGAGAAAGATTAGTAACAGTTCATTCACAAAGATTAATTGATGAATTGTTTGTATTTATATACAATGGTAGTAGAGCAGAAGCTATGAGTGGGTACAATGATGACTTAGTAATGTCTTACGCTATGGGATTATGGATACGAGAAACTGCTTTACGATTACGAGCAGAAGGTATAGCATTGCAAAAGAAAGCAATGGGTAGTATAACATCAAATCAAGGTGTTTATACACCAAAAAATACTCAAACAGATTCTTGGGAATGGGAAATCGGTAACAGAAAAGAATCATTAGAGTGGTTAATTTAATAAAAGAGGTATAAAATGGCTGATACAAGCTTATTTAGTAGATTACTAAGATTATTTTCGACAAATGTAATTGTTAGGAATGTAGGTGGAAAACGATTAAAAGTCGCCGATACAAGTCGTGTTCAATCTATAGCAAAAAACAATTTAATTGATAGATACCAAAAAATCTTCACAGGTTCTGGTTTAAGTGGTTATTCAGATTCACTTTTAACAAAATCAATGAGATTAAATCTATTTAAAGATTATGAATCTATGGATAGTGACGCTATAATTTCATCTGCCCTTGACATATATGCAGATGAATCTACAATGAAGTCAGAATATGGTGATGTTTTAGATATAAAAACTGATAATGACCAAATTAAACAAATATTACATAACTTATTTTATGATATTTTAAATATTGAATTTAATTTATGGCCTTGGATTCGTAATATGTGTAAGTATGGCGACTTCTTTTTGAAATTAGAAATAGATGAAAAATATGGTATTACTAATGTAGTTCCATTATCAGTATATGATGTTTCAAGAATGGAAGGATTAGACCCTGAAAATCCAGAATATGTTAAATTTTTAATTGAATCGTCTACAACTGAACATAGATATAAATCTGAAACATCTGCTACAAGACAAGAGTTA